TTCAGATGAAGGTAGACACATTGATACTTTACGTACCACAATCAAAAACTTTGCCTCTAGTGTATCACTAGAAGGTGGTTCTAATCATAAAGTTGTTATTATAGACGAGGCAGATTACATGAACGCTGATAGTGTTCAACCTGCGTTGCGTAATTTCATTGAAACGTTTTACAAGAATTGTAGATTTATATTTACTTGTAATTTCAGAAACAAAATCATACCTGCATTACATAGTCGTTGTACAGTTATTGATTTTCGTATTACTAATGGTCAGAAAGTAAAAACTGCTACTGCATTTCTTAAAAGATTAGGTGATGTATTGAAGGCAGAGAATATAGAGTTTGATAACAAAGTACTTGCTGAACTAATACAAAGACACTATCCAGACTTTAGAAGAACGATAAACGAATTACAACGTTATTCTGTACGAGGTAAGATAGATAGTGGTATACTTGTTTCTCTATCAGAAATTAATAACAAAGAGTTAATTAAGTTTCTAAAAGAGAAAAGGTTTGGTGATATGAGAAAATGGGTTGTACAAAACCTAGACAAAGACCCTAGTAGTCTATTCTCATCTATCTATGATATACTATACAAACATCTACAACCTCAATCAATACCTGCAGCCGTTCTAACAATCGCTGACTATCAATATAAATCTGCCTTTGTGGCTGACCATGAGATAAATATGGTTGCGTGCCTGACTCAAATCATGGCAGAATGTAAATTTAAGTAGAGGAGATAATAGATATGGCGAAGAAGACTTTGTGGCGAAAACTTATAGTTAGAGCACGAATGTTTTGGGCTGATATTAGAGGTCATCACGGTAAGGTTTGGAATTATGAACCAGGCGATTACTACATGGGTTCTCATAAAGGTCACAAAAAGCATGAAAAACATGATTGAATATAAACTTACTGATTATCTCAATGCGATTAACTGGTCAAAGGTTAATTTACTAGACGGAGATGATCTAGTATGGGAAAAGAAATACCCACCTTACGTTATAAATCGTTGTCTATCACAGCACGTTGACGCTATAATGATGGCAAACGAGATGAATTTACATCACAGCCTAACCAAACGTTTACAGTTTCATTTTCTACTAAATAGTATTCGTAAGAGAAAGAGGTTCGGTGGTAAGTGGACGACAACTGCTAAATCTAAAAATTTAGAGTATGTAAAAGAATATTATGGTTATAGCAATGCAAAAGCAAAGGTAGCCCTTGACATACTGGATAAGAAACAATTGAATCTTATTAAGGAAAAACTTGATAAGGGTGGGAGAAAAAAATGAGTGACGAATTTAATTGGTCGCCTGAGCAGATGTTAGAGGTTACACTCAAACAGCCAGATGACTTTCTAAAAATAAGGGAGACTTTGTCCCGAATAGGTGTTGCAAGTAGAAAAGATAAAACTTTATTTCAAAGTTGCCACATACTACACAAACAAGGTAAATATTACATAGTACATTTCAAAGAACTTTTTGCTTTAGACGGTAAGAAAGCTACGTTAGTAGAGAATGATGTACAAAGACGTAACACAATATCAGTTTTATTACAAGACTGGAACTTACTATCAATAGTAAAACCTGAGGCTGCTGAAAACAAAGCACCTCTATCACAAATAAAAATCATAGCATTTAAAGAAAAGAGCGAGTGGAATTTACAAGCGAAATACAATATTGGAAAAAAACAATCAACTGAAGAAAATAAAACTGAATAGGAGTATATTATGATTAGATTATACAGACTCTCATCTGGAGAGGACGTAATAGGTACGCCACAAGATAGCGATAAAGCAGATCACGTGGCAATAAAGAAACCTTTTGTATTGATACCAATGCAAGGACAACCAGGCAAACCTATGCAAATAGGATTTCATCCGTACATACCATACACAAAGGATGAAGTTATACATATCAAAGAGGCAAATATAATTACTGACACTACACCAGACGATAATATGATTGGTGCATATCAACAAAATACAGGTCAGATAGTTACACCTAAAAGTAAAATTATCACATAGTATTGACTTTTAAAATCAATCGTGTTATAATAAGATATGAATTTGGCGAGTAGTTTTTACACAAACGTTGTAGAGTATAAAGGTAAACTTCTTATAAGAGGTGTCAATAATGGACAATCTTATTTGAGTCGTATCAATTATAGTCCTAAACTATATCTACCTACAAAAGAACAATCAAAATATAAAACACTAGACGGCACTAATCTAAAAGAAAAGCGATTTGATTCTATATCAAAGGCAAAGCATTTCTATAGTGAGTATAGTACAATACCAGAATATAAAATCTTTGGTATGAATAGATACAACTATCAATACATCGCTGACGAATACAAAGGCGAGATAAGATGGAACAAAGACTACATTAAGATATTCACACTTGATATAGAAACCGAGTGTGAAGGCGGCTTTCCCGATCCAGATACTGCAAAAGAAACGATTATCTGTATCACTATAAAAAATCACAGCAATAAACAGATTATTACATGGGGTACAGGTGACTTCATTTCTAAAAAGGCAAATGTAACTTATGTAAAATGTCAAAACGAAAAGCACATGTTGCTAGAGTTTCTAAAATTCTGGTGTAAGAATCATCCTGATATTCTAACAGGTTGGAATGTAAAGTTTTTTGATATGCCTTATCTTATGAATCGTATGAGATATATCTTTGACAATGATACAATTAATAAAATGTCACCATGGAATTATGTCAATGCAGATAGAATACAACTTGGTAATAAAAGCAATCAAATATGGAATATACTAGGTATATCTGTACTAGATTATTTTGATCTGTATAAAAAGTTTACGTATGTCCGACAAGAAAGTTATAAACTAAATTACATTGCCAAGGTAGAACTAGGCGAACAGAAATTAGATAATCCATATGAAACGTTTAAAGATTTCTATACAAAAGATTATCAAAGGTTTGTAGAGTACAATATACAAGACGTAGAACTTGTTGATAGACTCGAAGACAAAATGAAACTGATTGAGTTATGCCTGACTATGGCATATGATTACAAGGTAAACTATACAGATGTTTATTCGCAAGTAAGATGTTGGGATACAATCATCTACAATCATTTACTTACAAAAGATATTATTATACCACCTAGAGAAGATCAGGTTAAGGATACACAATACGAAGGTGCATATGTAAAAGATCCACAACTAGGATTACATAACTGGATTGTTTCGTTTGATTTAAACAGTTTGTATCCACATTTAATTATGCAATACAATATTAGTCCTGAAACGTTTGTAGGTACAGAACCTAAAGCAGTAGGCGTAGAAAATTTTTTAGATGAAAAATTAAATCTTAAATGGGCAAAAGATCGTAACTTGACTATTGCACCAAACGGCGCCATGTTTAAAAGAGATAAACAAGGTTTCTTACCTGAACTTATGGAGAAGATGTATACCGAACGTGTAGTATATAAGAAGAAGGCAATTGAAGCCAAGATAGAATATCAAAAAACAAAAGACCCAATCTATTCAAACGAGATTTCTCGTTGTCACAATATACAGATGGCAAAAAAGATTTCGCTTAACTCTGCTTATGGTGCAATCGGCAATCAATATTTCAGATACTTTGATGTAAAACAGGCAGAGGCAATTACACTAGGTGGTCAGTTATCTATTCGTTGGATAGAACGTGACGTAAATAAATTTATGAACAAGTTGCTAGGCACAGATAATAAGAACTATGTTGTGGCGTCTGATACAGATTCAATCTATCTAAAATTAGATACACTTGTTGAAAAAGTTTGTAAAAACAAATCAACAAAACAAATAGTTGACTTTTTAGATAAAGCAGCTGAAGAAAAAATACAAAAAGTTATTGATAGTAGTTTTGAAAATCTTGCCAAGTATGTAAATGCTTATCAACAGAAAATGATTATGAAACGAGAAGCAATTGCTAACAAAGGTATATGGGTTGCTAAAAAACGATATATGATGAATGTATTTGATGAAGAAGGTGTCAAATATGATATACCTAAACTAAAAATTATGGGCGTAGAAGCAGTTAAATCATCTACACCTGAAGTCTGTAGAGGTAAGATTAAGGATGCTATTCGTGTGATTATGAATGACAGCGAAGACGCTTTAATAAAATTTGTAAATGACTTCAAAGAAGTCTTTATGACACTCTCGCCAGAGGAGGTTGCCTTTCCTAGAAGTTGTAATAATGTCAACAAATACATTGACAGTAATTCAATCTATAAGAAAGGCACACCTATACATGTCAAAGGTGCATTGATATATAATTATAATATTAATAAGCACAAACTAGGTATGAAGTATCCTCTTATTAGAGATGGTGATAAAATTAAATTCTTAATGTTAAAACAACCTAATACAGTTAAAGATACAGTTATCTCTTTCTCTACAAAGATACCATATGAGTTTGAATTACACAAGTACGTAGATTACGATACACAATTTCAGAAAACATTTACCGATCCGTTGAGATTTATACTTGACTCGATAGGGTGGAAGTTAGAACGTGAGGCAACACTAGAGG